ATCGTGCCGCCATCGACTGACAGGTTGCTATTGATAGTTAAAGCACCAGTCATGGTATCGCCAGTTGTCTGAACGAAACCAGAGCTATCAATCGCAGCAGCCTGCCACGCAGATCCGTTATAAATCTTCAATGCGTTTATTGTGGTGTTAAAGTATTGATCCCCAGCAGTCAGGGCATTCCCATCATTATCTGTCGTGGGGTCTGAAGCTTTGGCCCCAAGATAAATATCTGTAAACTCATCAAGCGCAGCCTCAGCAGCAACCTTAGCAGCTTCGGCCGCAACCTTAGAAGTAGATGCCTCACTTGCCTTAGTCGTTGCTATACCGGCTTGGGTTGTTGCAGTGCTTGCGCTTGTTGCCGCTTCCGTTGCCTTAGTCGTTGCCGTTGCTGCATTGGCAGAAGCATTTTGAATTGCAGTAATATTTGTTGCGTTTGTGTTTACAGAAGAAATATTAGTGGCAACCGTATTAACATTAGATATGCCACCAGCAACCACACCAATATCTGTGCCATCCGCTGCAACGGTCGTAACATCAGAGCTTATACCTGCAACCGTTGTGACATTGGCTGATATGCCCCCGACAGCATTAACATTCGATATATTTGTTGCGGTTGTATTAACATTCGCAATAGAACCCGCAACAGTATTGACATTAGAGATAGACCCACCGGTAAGGTTTACATTGCCAATCGATCCCGCCACCGTTCCAATCGTGTCAGATCCACTTAAATCTGTTGCAACCGAGTTAATATTAGTGGTGTTTCCCGCAACCGTAGTAACATTACCAGATATCCCCGATACTGTGGTTACATTTGCGCGGATCGTGTTGACGTTTGTAATCGCATTAGTGGCAACCGTACCGTCTTGAATATCCGCTAAAGTCTTAATGTCAGCAGAGATATTTGCTAGTGAATCGACATCGGCAATCTCTGGGCCTGGCTCTGGATCACCGCTTGTCGCATTAAATCCCAGAACCTTACCTTTACGATCATCTTTTAACGGCAGCTCAAGATCAGTAAACACATCGCCAGGATTAACAAACAAACCACGGCCCAGCTTTTCATCAAGCTGCTGCGTCATAATTACGTTGCTATCAAGTTGTTCGTTTAGGCTCGACGCTAAGAGATCACCAGCCGTAACAAAGTCAGTTGTTCTGGATAATTCTCTGCCGCCAATAATTGTAAGAACATCGGATGATATGAGCGCAGAGCCTAAAGTAACTGATCCAGTGCCATTTGCATTAATGCTTACTGTGTAATTGGCAGTCAAAGTTAGTAAGGTTGTATTCTTATAAACAGCGATATCGGTATTTGTAAGAATGTTAAACGAGAACGCAAAAGGGCCAGTTCCAGTATTGCCTGTGAACTGTACTCGTCGCGTAACCGGATTAATTATAATATCGGACATGATGTTTTCCCGTTCCTTTGCTTACCCTATAGCAGATTTTTGCAGATGATCCAATAAGTCCTTATCGGAAACCGCCTCCTGTTTGAATGATACTGGTTGGTGGCATCCAGTAAGTTTGATTGTTTTCTCGCTCTATACGGCGCTCCATGCGGCGAAGATATCCAGGGTTGACCGTTTCTTGTAGCTGATACCATACCAAATAGTTCATGGCCTGTTGCGTGTAGAACAGATTGGCAAATGGTGTATTGCCTTTAAGCAAGCGAACAACATCTCCTCGAAGATCCTCATCACCGCCAGCAACCACGCCTCTGGTTCTTTGCAACAAGTCAATGACCTCAGACGCAGTTCCGATGCCAGGGCCAGCAATAGTTTGCAATGTGCCGCCGCCATATCTGTTAGCTTCGCCAAACAGGAAGTCGCCATAGATACCCAATCCACCGCCCTGCATTGCTGCTGCAATAAATGTCTCTGGCGTTGCTGGACGCATCTCACGGCCCTTGGCAACCTCTTTGAGCTGCATGACGTAATAGCCAAGAACAGTTGTGCCGACGATGCTATTGACGATACCCATATTAGCACCAACACCGCGCTGTAGTTGCTCACGCATAGACTTAGCGCCATAGCCATACATATGACGCCCTACGCTTTTAGTTAGAGCTGTGACACCGAATGACTTGAACTGTGTAAGGAAGCGAATGCCCTCACCAGCGAATGTGCCAGGACGATAGCCGCGTCGAATGATTGCTCGCTCTCTAGCGCCAGGCGAAGGCACAGAGTTATCTGCTTCAGAAATCAGCAGCGCAAACATATTCTCACGCATTTTAACGTCTGGTATTTCACCAGGCACAAGATACATACGGCCATCTGGCCCTTTCTTTGCGCCCTTGCGAGCAGCTTCCCAACCCTTCTGGTCGATGCCATATGTGCCGAGAATACGTCTTAGATCATCTGGTAGTTTCGCATAGCTCTTGCTTGCCTCACGGCCAAGATCATTGGCAATCATTAGCGTTACGCCACGCTTGTTGCTTTCAGTCCAAGGCTGGAGAAGATTGAGCTTGAAGAACGTAGCCATCATTTTAGATGTTTGGCCAGGTACGTCATCAGCCGCGTTGAACCGGCTCATAAAGTCACCTAGCTGCCCCTCGATGCCAACGCCAAGCCTGTCTGAAAAGTCACGCATCTCAGCCTTGTTCATGCCCTTAAACACGGCGGTAAAGCCATCACCCCAAGCATCGAGCAGTGAGCGGCCTTGATAGATCCGGTTAGATGCGATGAATGCCACATCAGATAGAGCAGAGATCCATGCACCACCCAGCTTTGCCATAGTTTGAATAGAGCGATAGAAGTGCATATAACGTGCAAGCGGAGTATGTGAGCCAATGTTCACATCTCCAGTTACTTCAGCAAGAGCTGCGTCAAAATTTATAGCAGCAGTTTCACGTTTAATTCTGCTTAACTTCTTTGGATCGCCCCGATACTTTTCCATAAGACGCTTCTGAACACGCTCAACCATTGCCTCGGGATTAGTTCCAAGAACCTCCATGAGAGCAGTAGCGCGAGAAGCAGACTGAATATCTTGCATGAATGACTCACGCAGAGAAGCCTTGCCAAACTTCTGATCGTAATCGTACCAATCATTTGCACTCTTAAAGGTAAAGACACCGGCAGCGCTCTCCTTCTTAGCAAGATTGCCTGGCCCCTTAAACGCAAGGCTTATCTCAGTACGATCACCCTCTTTGCGAATGCCTGTTGTGATTGCCTCATATGCACTGTCAAGAAAGCCCTCGATCCGCTCAGGGGCAATGCCCATCTTTTCATAATCAAGTTTGCCTCGAATGTAATTCTTCCACTCATCTGGCCCGACCTTAACCAATCTGCGCTGATCGTGGCTTGCTCGAACAACGCGACCCTCCTTCAGCATTATGTAAGATCCAGCTTGGTTTTCTCTTTGAAGAGCGGCGCGTTGATATTTAAATAATATCTTGCCCATCGCCTTAGCATCAGCAGATGCCTCAGCAACACCGACCGGCGTTTTAAGGTTAAGATCTCCAAGAACATTGGCAACCTGGCGCTCGAAGTCGCCCTTCATGTTGTTGAACTTTGTAAGCAGACCAGCTTTCTTTAGATCTGCAATCATGCCGCCAGCGTATGAATTTACAAGCGCACCAGTTATTGAATCAACGGATCGAGTAGCACCCTCAAATGGCGCATTAACACCAACAAGAGCAGCCTCTAGGCCGAGAGAAGGATCGCCCGTCATCTCATCAGCGCGTTCTGCCAGAGCCATTAACTTCTGCTCTTTGAGAATATTCATATACCGATTGCGCTTTTCGATCTTCTTGGCAATCTCTGCCTCTTTTGCAATTAGTAAACCGCGCTCGAAGATAGCGGATTCGATCTGATCCAATGCGCCAGCAGCTTGCCGAGCCTTCTTTTCAGCATTTAGCTCTGTCAGGATCTCATCAAGCCCATCATCACTCAACCGGCCCTTGTTGGCTTCATCAGCAATCTTTAAACAATCTGCCATTATGACCTCGCCACGCAAACGGTTACGGCTTCAGTGACCTCAACATACGCTTGGGCCTGAGCATCTATCTGTTCTATCTCATCGAGCTGCTTGATCTGATCCGGTGTAAGCTCACCATCTTCACGCATCTGAGCAATGATTGCCTCTTCTTGCGCGATTGGCTCATCAAGTTCAATGTCATCACCAACACGATCAAAACGTGCAGCGGCTTCAAGATCAGCAAGGGGATCGCCCTCAATATTAAGGCCATGACGCGCAGACATTTCTGCTTGCGTATCTAGTATCCGACCAGTGACGCCCTCAAATGCTTGCATTGCATCTATATTGTTTCGTGACATTTCCTCAGAAACAAGTGCAATCTCTTCGTCAGTAATATCACGAGCGCCTAAGGTTTCAAGATCTGCGCGTATATCTGCGCGACGAGAAAGCTCTGCCTCGAAATCATCCTTAGATGCGCTGTATGTTCTCCACGCATCAGCCCCCTCCATGTCCTGCCTGGCAAAAGTAAAGTTACCTCTGCTTTCTTCAGACAGCGCATCGATCAGTGCATTCGTGCTTCTCTCCGGTAGGAACCCAGCTTCAAATGCCATCTCAGCCGCATCATCAAGATTGGTATCAGTCTTTGTGTTGCTGATGCCATTGACCATGTTGCCTTTGCTGTTGATGTACCCAGCGCGGCCCTCAATACCAAGGTTCTTTAGCTCACCCCTAAACGTAGGATCTTGATCGTTTATGCCGCCACGAGCGCGAATGTACTCGCTGAGAGTTTGTGGACGAGCAACAGCCTTTGGCAAAACCATTGCAACATTGATGCCTTGATCTGTTACGAACTGACGAACCGCAGTTTCGTATGTAACGCGACCGCCGGTAACGCCGTACATCTCACGAGTTTGCTTTACAACACGATCAGCCTTAGCCATTGCTTCGGCCTCAGTCATACGCGGGGGAAGCTCAATAGGCACAGCATCAGTACGAACAGGAACTTCTGGCTCAGAAGCTCTGACCACAGCCTCAGCATCCACATCAGCTCGAGCAAGCATCCCGCCTACAGTGCCGATAGCTCCACCAAGGAACAGCCCAGCGCCTACATTCAGCAACGCCTCGCCCATTGTGTAGTCAAGCTGCTGATCTCTTGAGAGGCCATAATATAGCGGCTCAGTAAGCAAAGCACCGGCAGTGCCCTCTATGGCTCCGACCCTTGCTCTGCCACCTACGCGGCCAAACCTTGCTACAGACGCGGCCCTTCCAGCCTGACCAACGAAAGGAATAAACATTGTGGCAACTTCAACCGGATCTGTTGCCATTGCCAGCATGCCGCCACCAAACTTGGCAACGCCAGGCAAGAACCCTGTTGGACTGCGAGAGATGATAGCATTACGCATAACCTCTTCTTTCTTGCCATCATAAAGCAGACGCGCCTCTTCTTGCGTCATAGGCTCATCAAATGTCAGAAGATCACCGTACTGCTCAGTAAGATCCTCTGGCGTTGATAGCCGACCCTCTTCGATGCTTTGCTGAAACAGCGCATCTTTTTGACCTTGGCTTTCTTGATACAGACCATCGAGCTTAGAAAGCAGCTCTTCGCGTTGGACTGGATCTGTCGTTGTGTCCAGATCGTACTCAATAGCAGCTTGCAGATTGCGGCGATCACGTTCTGCTTGTGCAAACTGCTCACGCTGATCGTCAGTAAGTGCCGTTGTTGCCGCTTGATTTTGCTGGAATGCACGAGAAATCAACGTGCCGGTCATTGGCGTACCGGCCATTTCAGTAACAGCACGACCCAGAGAAACGCGAATATCATCCCCAGCAGTTAAGCGGAGAACCCTATTCTCTGTTATGAGCGGTCTAGCTCTCATTCTGTTGTCTTAGCTCCAATAGCAAATGCCTCTGCCTCAGCTTCAAACCCAGCCGCCTCATCAATTTCTATCTTCAAAGGTTTGCCAGCGCCCGTTTGCTCCTTAACTATTCTTTGACTTTCTTTTAAGTATCCCATCGCTTCAGCGCTCTCTGGAGTTCGAGCATATATCTCATTTAATATTCGAGACATTTCTGAGAACTTAACCTCATATTCAGAGCCATCTTTAGTAAGAACGGGAAGCTCTGTGCCATTCACTGTATAATGCAACACCAAGCCATCGCCCCTACCATTGTTCAGCCACATTCCGGTTGAAGCTATAGAGGCAAGAGAAACTGCCTCATCAACAAAGCCAGGATATTGTGCGGAATCCAATGGCTCTATGTTGAGCGTTCTTAATATATCTTCATTAAGAAACATAGACGCATTTGACTCTATTACCTGAGCGTCAAATTGTTTTGGAATTACATACTTACCCTGCCTATTAAGGACCACTTGATCAAACTCTGCTATGATGTCAGCGACAGCAGTCTCAGCGGCAGTAGCAGGATCGAAGCCTTCTTTAACCCTAGTAAGAGCCATCTTCTCTATAACCATATATTGCTCGTTAAAGATCTCTTCAGCCTGTGCGCCACCGCCAGCAAGAAAGCCCTCACGGTAATCTGCAAGCAGCATGGTAATTCCTTTTCTGGTGTCAGTTACATCAGTTGTTTCAAGGCCTACTTTTATTTGCTCCATATCTCGACCAGATATATCCAGAAGCTCCTTCTGAATTGTTATATCCGTAGTATATAGCGCTTGCACATATTCTGGACGCAACCCTTGCGCCCTAAGCTCTTCAATAAATTTAGGTGCAACATCTCCAAGATTAGATGTAATTTGAGTAAACACGCCTGGCGCAACATCAGTCTCAATGCCTTGAATGATATTTACCATTTGAGAGGCAAAGGCTTTTGGCATAACGTTTCGTTGATTTTGAGGAGTTCCCAAATTATCAAATTGAGTTTGTGTTATATCATTAAGAATTAAAATCCCCTCTGCTGCGAGGCCAATATTTCCATCGGCTATCATGCCTTGAATGTTTTCAATCATTCCAGCAGCAGATTCATTTGTTTGAGCTACAAAAAGTCCCGAGTCTTTTGCAAGTGCATCGTTTCTATTGGCAACGGCCTCAACCCAGTCAGCATGCCTTTTGACAGCCTTAGCGGGATCGGGAGATGTGCTGATCTCATCGAATAACTCACCTGCAATAGATGCCGCTCGATCCGGTGACATATTTGATAAAGCGCCACGAATAAGAACATCCTCATTTGCATCAACCCATGCTTCTCTGTAAGCAGCAGCCTGCTCTGGTGGGAAGATCTGATTGATTGTATCTTCGTTAAAAAAATAATCCTCTGGGGCTTCACCAGTAACACCAAGAACAACTATAGCGTCATTCAACTCACCCAAAGATCGCTGCTGCAACCGATTAACCTCAGACTTTAGATTGTTTTCTAGCGAGATCATAAAGGATCTATTCTGCTCATAGGTATAACCAGGCAGAGGGTTCTTCTCATACTCCTCCAGCAATTCCCGCTTTCCTGCGACACCATATGCATTATCATACAGATATAACCGGTTTTGCCTAACAGCTTGCTTGAGCGTTGCGTCAACAACCCTGCGAGCGTTTTCTTCCTTTACGCCAAGCTCTAACTGAGTTTCTAATAGCTTTGCGCCAGCGGCCTCGATGCTTTCTCTTGTTGCGCCTGGCTGTATTGCACTATCAAGTATTTCCTGAGAGCCAATAGAAACGATCTGAGTTACGCGCTCTTTTGCAGCAGCTTCAGCTTTTCTAAATGAGATATCAGAATAACGACCCTGATAGGTCATTGCGCTATCGCCTAGACGGGCAGACAGCACACCAGCAGCAACCGGATCAACTGCTTGCAGAGAAGCCGCATATCCATCTTGGATATCTGCTATAGATGCCTGGAAGGCAGGCATAGACATATTGCTTTTATCAGCATCACGAACAAGGTTCTGCATGTCCTGTTTCGCCAGGCTCTCGATCTCAACAACAGCAATCCGATTAGCGGCATCAGATGCAGCACGTTCTGCTATTGTAGTAGGCCCACCGGCCTCACGCAGAGCCTCCAGAGTAGGCAAAGCACCTTCCTCGCGCACACGCTCTTGCCCACGCAGTTCTGCCGCTTGAGCGGCCTGTTTGAAGGCAAAGTCTGACATACGATCTACTTGCTGAGAAATAGTCTGGCCAAGCCTTGCCTGCTCGCGCGTAGCCGCAAAGTCCATCTGTTGTGGCTGTCTGGTTTTTAAACCAATGCGCTGATATCTGGGAAGGATAGCCATGTCTTAACCTATACTAATTGTCCGTATCTGTATGCGCCCTGTCCGAGCGTACCGGCAGCGCCAACATAAGAGCTTAACTGCGCAGCCTTACCCGCTTGCTTGTAAATACCAGCTTGTGCGCTTGCTTGGCCGAGAGCCATAACCGCGTTGTCAGCAGCAATGTTGAACTCTCTTACGCCCTCACCCATTGCGAAGCCTTGCAGCGTTGCGGCAGATCCAGATGTGGGATCAACGCCACCGGCACCAGCGCGAGCAATAATTGCAGCAAGCGTTTCGTTTAGATTGCGTAGAGCATCAGCGCCCTTTTGTTTATAAGCAATAGCTTCAGACCTGCCACGAAGCTCCGCTTGCCTGGCTTGCGCCTCATATTGTGCTCTTTGAGCATTTCCAGCAGAAATTTGGCTAGCAGCAGAAATCCCTGCCATAGCAAGCTGAAAGCCACCGCTGGTTGCCACACTTGCCGCAGCTGATGCTAATGGAGCTAAAACAGCCATATCAGTTCCCCACACTTAAACGATATTCAAGACCCAAAACGGTCAAGGCCAAAGGCACAGATTGGCTTATCGTTATTTGTCCAGTGCCACTATATCCAAGCATTCCGTGCGAAGTTTTAATTCCCGTAAATGGTTGGACAGATGAGTCCAAAACATCTTCACCAAAATTTCTAAACGAAATAAGCTTTCCGTTAATAGTCATGTTCTGAGTTTCATTTACAATAGCATCCACCTGAACAATTCTTTTCTTAAATCCTTGAACAGATCCAGAAGACAGAACCGGCTCGGCAGGCATTGTGCGAGCAGTGACAGTATAATCAAGCCCAACCTGAAAGCTCGACGTTGCTGGTGAAGCAAAGGTAATTGTTGCTGCATTTTGCGGCACAACCTGATCCGGCTCTACAATACCATCACGAACAATCGAAACAGTTTTGCCAGCGCCATGACCAATATCCCTTAAATGATCCATATTAATAGAATTAGCTGGTGAGCCTGGAGTAATATTAGTGCGACTAATAGCGCTGTCTAAAGTGATATCAGGATCAAACTTCTCAAGCATATATTTAACAGTATTGTCTTGAGGAAGGGTGCGTTTTACAATTACATAAACATCAGCAATCTCTACGCCTATGGCAATAAACTCACCATCAGTTGTAAATCGACTAGGCGCGATTACGTTTTGACCAACCAGGATGGAATACACCGCCATTGATCCATCTGTGCCATTTACCACAAACAAACGGTCTGACTCATCAGTTGATGCCGCTCGACGCGCCGCCATATCAACAGGATTTTTTAGCAAATGAGAGCTGAGAGCTGAGATATTCTGGATCTGGTATGATGCGGTCGTATCGCCAAATTGAAACGCATTGATAGATTTACCTTGGCGCTGAATAAACACAGACGCACCGTTAAGATCTTCAATCGGAATGCCAGCCTTTGTGCCCAGCCGCGTTTGCGGGCGAACAAAAAAAGTTGAGGGCGTGATTGGCTCATTACTGGTTTGAAGAACCACAAACTCACCGCCGGTTGTAAAGATACGAAAATCATTGCCTGAAAACAAATTAACAATCGTGTTTAGCTGGTTTGTGTTGATCGTTGCCTCTACAGCCTCATCATCAAGACCAGTACCAGGGTTAAAATCAAAGTAGTTAATAACCCCAGAACCCCATACCGTATTTGGTCGTGACTTAGATCCACCAAAATATAAACGGCTTTCATGGAATGCAGCAGACTTAGGCCAGCCCCTAGTGTTAGACCACACATCCTCATATCCATGCTCGCTTTCCCAATCGCCAGCAACAACCGCGCTAGTGTCAAAGAAGTTGACCTCAACGACAGCCTTCATCTCCGTAGCAGAAACAAACTCTACATATCGGGCGCGACCAAAAGTGCTAACAACCTGAGCGTATTCCCCAACGGCAGAAGGCGCAAATGCCTCAACTTTATAGCCAGTTGTATTATCGGGTGCTGTATCCCATGCTGGATAAACAGTAAGAACTTTTGTAGAGGCAACATAATCCTCAACATGACGAGTTTGACCAGAGCCAGTGCCAGATGTCAAAGTTATGAACATTCCGTTTGGCTGATCGTCAGATGTATATGATGATGAGGACTTTAGTGTAATTGTTTCAGCGCCACCAGCTTGTGCCGTGCCAGTATCAGTTGTTACCGAAGAAGCAGTAATAGTAATATTACCAGTGGATGCGCTTGGAGTAATTGTAAAATTAGGCTGATGCGTATCAAATGCATAAGCATATTGAGGAAGATTAGTTAGAGGCAAGTTCTCTAACGTCCAAGATGTATCTCCATTTCTAACCAAACGCTTAGTTTGCAGATCTTCATGGCAGAGAATTAGCGTATCAACCGCTTGCGTGTAATTAATCTCATCGAGCATGGCAGTCGTTATATCTGTGGCTGTGATATAGTTATTGCCAGAGGCATTAATGTTTGTTTGCAGAACGCCAGCCTTGAACACATAAATCCGCTGATTGACAAAAACTAAAAGATAGCTGTCATTCACACTGAACTCAAAAGGGATAATTTTAAAATCTGTAAAAGCATCACCAAAGTCATAAACGAACTCAAGACCATCACGGCGCTTAAATCCACCTTGAGGCTGGATGATTACATTCGTCGCTTCCTCCAGGGCATTTTGATATTGCTGCAAGTCAGTACGAGCGCGAATAAGCGGATCAAGCTCGCCAACCGAGAAATTGGTTTGGAACTGAACAATCCGCATTTTAGTATCTCACATCTATTAACGAATAGTCCTCAATGATTTGCGGCGGCTTTCCACGCCCGTCAATATTCATTGCAACTCTCATTCGACCCCCACGGCCAGAATCAGCGGGAGAGCCATAAGCCTCACCCCTAAAGTATTCAGCCTTTGATATCTGGTCTGTAATTACAAAAGCAAGCTTAGAAGCAAGAGCATACGTTAGCAACTCAACAAAATAAGCTGGCATTTTGCTTTCATCTACAGTTCCCTGATAATCGATGAAAACTTTTTCAAAATTCGTAAACACCTGATCCCCATAGACCTCCCAGCCATACCTAACTGGAAGCTGACCGACACCTGAACTTTGAAACAACGCAATAACACCAGAGAGCATATCTCCAGGCATCTGATAAGAATATTTCCATTCATCAATAGGAGCAGTTGAGAGCCTTGCAAGCTGCTCTTTTTTAACGCTCCAAGACCAGAGATAATTTGATAGAATAGTATCTCTCAAGTCTGGGTAAAGTCTGTCACAAGCCTGAGCGGCGTCACTACCCTCTGTAAACGAAGATATAGGCGCTGCGCCCAACAGGATCAAAGCATCTGAGCAGATTGAAAGTGAGGTATCACCAGCGGCCATAATCGTTCTCCGTAAAGGGTGGAGAGGGCCGGTTAGATCCAGCCCTCTCTTTCTTTAGATTACAGCCGTTGTGATAACGCCTGATGTGTTGGTTGCTACAAGCGTTTGACCGCCATCGCTTCCATATGTGTAGATCCAATCACCAGTAGTGATAAGAGCTTCCACTGAGTTAAAATAGCCAGATGCAGCGATAGCAGCTTTGTTATCGCCAGAAGATTTATAGCTATAGATTGCAGGGGCATTGCCGCTCTTAGAGGCGGCAACTGTTGCCCAGTTTGCTGTTGCGAATGCCATGTCTTATTCTCCTTATTCAGTACAAGAAATTTTGACAATGCCTTCACCGTCGATAGCAACGGAGCCAGCGGAGAACATAGAGCTAACCAAGAACGATGTCTTTTCTGGGACATAGTTGACTTCGGTTTTTTGCGCCATTGACTCGGCGTAACCCATTGAATCTTTGTGCCAGGCAAAACAGGTGCGAGTAGAAGGCTTAGGAATACCACCCTCATCACGATCACCCATTGTCAGGATATTGAAGCCCATGAATGTATTGACCTCACCTTGTACCAAAGCCTTTACAGCAGCAAAGTCTTGGCTAGTGATTTCAGTTTCACCGAGCATAGCATCCAACTGTGAAGCATGCATAAGAAGATTACGGCCCTCAGAAGGCACGTTCTTCTCATTCAATGCTTTCGCAGTAGCGCGGAGCTTTTCAATGTTCATGTTTGTACCAGCGCCGCCAACAGTCGTTGCGACGGTTGATGTGCCAGTGGCCGCATTCAGAGCATCTATCATAATCTGATCCATGCGACGAGCGATAGATTTAGATACGACTTGAACCAGCTCAGAGCGCTCATCAAAGTTGATGTGAGATTGCTGGAAGATGTCTGAGTATTCTGCCGCGATGTAATCTTCCATCGTTGCAGTTACTTGACCATATGTTACGTTAAGTGGGGTAACATCAGTTTGCGGTACGCGGATAGTTGCCACGCCTTTACCGATTGTTGGGAACTTAACAGTATTACCGGCTACACCGGAACGAGTGCGCATTGTGCCGCGAAGCACAGATTCCGCTTGATACGCTTGCTTGACCTCAGAATCGAAAAGATCAACAAACGCGGATGAGACGTTAATCGCCATTTGCAAAAACCTCCTTTTGCGTTTCTATTAAACGCTTCCGTTATCCGAGGTTCGGGCGGTCGCTTGCGCGTTATGGTCGCGCCAACCAGTAGAATACTACATCTAACGGGCCGGTGCGCGGTTAGCCGTTACGGCCAAAATACACGCAAGCGATAGTTATTGCAAGAGTTTACGCTCTTTGCTGAGATTGGAACCATTGACGCTCCATTTTCGTGCGCCAGGCTGCATCTGTTTTCCATCGAGGATCTGCGATTGCTGACTCAAGATCTTCCCTGGTGAAGTCTTGCTGCTCCACTACCGGTTTGATCGGAATATTCTCATTCGTAAGCGCTTGATGGTATTTTAAAAACGCATTGATTGAATCAGCATTGTTTAAAGAATACGCTATCGCCTCACGTTCCGAGTTATTGAGCGGCGCTTTCATTAGGATGCGCTCAGTCATCTGGATCTTTTCAGAGGCGTTAGAGCCTAGCTTCTCCATCTCAGCGCGTTGATCGTATTCAACACTCTCTTGCTCATCCTTTGCCATAGATAAGACGCGACCGGCAAGATCCTCGAAAGCATCCTGGCTAATCCCGTTTTCCTTAGCCCAATCCTGATATACGGCGACAGTCGGATCATCAGAGTCCAAACCTTGATCCGCAAGTGAAGATATATCATACTGCTCCGGTGCTTTATGCTTGCCCGACTTAAACTTTTTTTCCAGCTCTGCATAGCTTTTCGCCAGCTTCTCAACATCAGGGCCATCCTCATCCCAAAACTTTGCAGGGTAATACTCAGGGCGCTCTAGTGGCCCATCGTCATCATCAGATGACTGCATCTCCTCCTGTGGCTGTTCGTGAACCGGAATAGGCGCATCCTCTTGAGGTGCCTCCGGTTCTGCCACGTTAATCATCGGTGCATCTGCATCCGCTTCTACTGCTGCCGCTTCTTCAGCCATTGTTTGACCTTCCTATTCTTTTTTCAATCATACGAACAAGCTCTGCCATTCCTGTCCTGGCATATCCAAAGCTCGCATCTTCTCCAGGGTGCCAAGTCGGTTGCTCAATCGTAATGTTGCGCAAATGGCTTAAAACCTTCTGCCCCTCAGAACTCTTGAAAACCTTACCATATAGAATGTCTATATCGTCGGCTCTTGGCGCTTCACTCACGGCTTGGGTTAATCCTTCCCAGCCTTCGGGTGAACTCATTGCATTGCCTCCATTGTGGCTCCACCATCAGTTGCAGCCGGTGGGCCTTGTTCTGCCATCATTGCTTGCTGCATCTGTTCCATCATCATTTGCTGCTCTTCTGGTGTGGTAAGCAGTTCTTGGTTTATATTCATCTTACTTGCGATGAATTGCGTTATGCGAGGGATAGACAGCGCCGCTTGACCTTGTGGGCCAAGAGCATTGGCGATCTGCATAAACTGCACAATGTCGTTTACCTCTTGTAACTTCTGAGCCTGAGCTAGAGGCGCAACCGGTGTGACCTTAACCTCAACGCCATTTACCTTCAGAGGTAGATCGATAAAGCCTTGCTGATCCATGATAAACAGAATGCGCGATACAATCGGAACCATTGTCTCATCTATTAACCGGCCAAAGGCAGATCCCAGATTAGTCGCAAGCTCACGCGATCTTTCTGCAATCTCTGTTGCTGATCGAGCAGACATATTATCAGGCGGCAACGTGTCATCCATCAGGATCTTCTTCACGTTCATACGCAGATCATTCATCACGATCTGGC